AAATGATGATTGACTCATTCTTACATGAAAGGTCTGGTGTAAGAGCTAATAGTTATGATAATTGGATGTTCAATGGAGGTCAATGGGGTCACCGATGTGATACTAAGTTAATTAAGTCTATTGCTGAAGACATGGACAAATTACCATACATTATCTCTATTGGTAGAGGTTCAAAGAGAGTCAATATCGCTCACGCTGAAATCTTCAGGGCAAATGATGGTCAAATGGCTGATGACACTGATATCGATGAATGGAACTTTGACGAAGCACATGAAAATGGCTTAATTTGGGGTAGGCATTTGACTTCCCATGAGTATCCAGAATCAGGTGTTTGCCTATCAAAGACCTTCTGTGGCCATACTCCATTAGATGAAGTACTGAAAACTGACAATCACGTTTTTATTGATACTGGTGCAGTCTTTTACCACACAAAAATGTTAGATACTAAATTGACAATGGTAAGGGTATCTGATTTTAACACCTATACCCTTAACATGAGGTCTAAAGAGATAACTGAGTCTTCTCTCTAGACGTCCATCTTTCCACCGAAGCCTTTATTAATTTTTTGAAGAACTTCACGGAATCCACCGTCAATTTTGATTGACTCTCTGAAATTAACCCTTGCTGCGTCAGCCGATTCAAAATGTCTGATTAAGTGAGGGTTTTCTTCTTTGAATTTGTCGTATTCAGCTAAGGATAGCTTATGTTCTTCAACAGTATCCGTGTTAGTATTCTTAAAGGCATAGATAGGCATTGTTACTCTCCAATGTGTTTCATGATATTGTGGTACAATTCGGTTCTGTGTTCAATTCCATTAGTACCACCATTTATTCGTTTCGTCAATAACTGAATATTTCCAGTATCGGCTATAGCGTTTAACTTATTTATATCCCAAAACCAGATGGCAGATAATGTTGCATATTGAGGCTCTGCTACCAAATCTGGGTTATCAATGATTGATGGGTTCTTTACCCATTCTGAGAATCTTTTGTAGTTATCTTTTCCAGTAACTTGCAATATTCCTCTACCTCGGTATTTCCATCCATCACCTGAAGTTTCACTTCCATTTCCCATTCTGTTTGCATATACTCTATTTGCAATCATTGTAGGCTTGCGTGCGTATGCAACAGCTAATTCCTGAGTTGGAAAATATTTCTTAAAGACTGACATCAAAGCGTTAGCTGAATAATTCAAGTTCTCTGATACAGCGGTAAATCCAGCTGATTCATGACCCGTTTGAGACAGGAACGCAGCAACTCTAATGTTTGTGTCTATATCATAAGTGGGCAACACTTCAAATTCCTTCACCCATTTATCAATATTCTTATTATTTGGGAATACTTTATTCATTAATTCAAGTGTTACCATATACATCTCCTTATAAATACATTCTATTTATATAAATATAATAATGGGACAATTAGAACTTTTATTCAACAAACACAAGTACGATAGAAGTATCGTGACGAACTCTAGAGGCTGGTTTAATAAAGAAGCTGCTAGTCTAGCTGGCATGCATGCTGACCGAGTTCTTAGAGAAGGTGGGAAACAAACAAAGCTAATAGAACCCGGTTCTATGTATATGTTTTATTACTCACCAAAATACAAAGAGACGTTACCTTATTATGACACTTTTCCACTCCTTCTTCCGTATGCTGAAACAAATAATGGCTTCATTGGTCTTAACCTGCATTACTTGCCTCCTTATTATAGGGTTAAGTTACTTGATGGTTTAATGAAGTATGCAACCAACGATAAGCTTAATAGAAATACAAAGCTAAAATACACATGGGACCTTGTAAGGTCGGCGGCTTATTCCAAACTTGGAGAAGCTACTATTCACAGATACATTGCAGGAAATGTTAAGTCAAATTTTGTAAAGATAGAACCAAAGAACTGGTTCTCAGCATGCATGCTTCCTGTGGCCCGCTTCAAGAAGATGTCTGAATCACAGGTTTGGAAGGATTCAATGAGATAATATGGCAAACAATTTAAACAATTTCATATCAAAATTGAAGTCTGATGGTGTTGCTAGAACTAACAGGTTCACTGTTATATTGAACACTCCAACTTCTATTATTGGGACATATGATATCCAATCAATGTTGATGTACTGTGCACAGGCTAACTTACCAGGTATCAACATGTCTAGTAACCCAGCTAGAATTTTCGGTGAAACATTTGAGTTTCCATATGAAAAGATTTATGCTCCATTAACATTGACTTTCTATGTTGATACTAATATGGAGATTAAAAAGTTCTTTGATGAATGGTATTCAGCAATCCAAGACCCTTATACAAGAGAGTTTGGGTACTATAAAGATTACACAACAAATATTCAAATCTTTGTACAGAACGTAAAGAATAACGATGTCTATTCATTGAATTTATTTGAGGCTTACCCTAAAACTGTAAATGACATTCAATTGGATTACAGCTCAAATAACCAGATTATGACTATGTCTGTAACGTTTGCTTATAGATACTTCATAGCTGAGCAACAAATGGGTATAGTACAAAATTCAACACTAAGTTCTGCGATGTTTGAAAATTTTACACCGCCTCATTTGATATCAGGTAGCATTCCAGATAATTACCTCCGTGATTTTTCTGGATTCCAAACTGACATGCAGAATCAATTCATAAATACAGTATCTAATTCTGAACCAATAGTTAATGCTAAAGCCGCTCTAAGTTCATTCATATCAAAGAAAACAAAGTTGATAAAAACATAATGTCTAAACAACCTGGTCAAATACAAACTGTCCTTGAAAAAAATATGTCTGAGATATTAGACATACCATTGAACAGAGCTCTTGCTAAAGAAGATTCAAAGAATGTCGTTGTTCATGAACCTGTTAAAGAAGAAGTTCCATCAAAAGTAGACACTGACTTCGACATAGCTCGAGAGAGTCTTCAAAGTCTATTGAATACTGGACAGGAAGCTTTGTTGTATGCTTTAGGAGTAGCTAAACAGTCAGATGACCCAAAAGCATATGAAGCTGTTTCTAATCTGATTGCAAATTTAGGTACTATCAACGAACAGATGATGAGATTGCACCTGCAACATCAGAAGCACAAGTTACAATCTGTGCCTGATAACAATAAAAATAACCAATCACAGGGTCAAAGTGGAACAACAAATAACGCTATCTTTATTGGAACAGGAGCTGATTTATCTAAATTGGTTGCTGGGATGAATTTAGGTGCTTTGCCTATGAATAACAACGTGAATACTATAAAGGATATTGAAAACGATGACATTACCGGTTAAAAGTTCTCTTAGCTACAATTTAACAGTACCATCAACTAAGAAGAAACATAAGTTTAGACCGTTCTATGTGAGAGAACAAAAGGAGCTTTTATTAGCTCAGCAATCAGAAGACATTAGTGTTATGGTTTCAACACTAAAAAATGTTATCTTATCATGTGTTGAGAATATTGATGTTGATTCGTTGGCTCTATTCGATATTGAATACATCTTTACTCAAATTCGAGCAAAATCAACCGGTGAAATAGTTGAGATTCTTATGGGTTGCGATTATGAAAGCTGTGTTGACAATCCAAAAGCAAAGATAAAAGTACCTATTGACTTGACTAAACTGGAAGTAACTACACCTGAAGGTCATACAAACAATATACCTTTGTATGATGATGTCGGTGTTGTTATGAAGTATCCAACCTATGACCTTATTAATGATATTAAGGGCATTGAGGATGAAACCCAGATGATGACCGAGACAATCCTAGGGTCTGTTGATTACATCTATACAAAGGACACAATTCATTATGCTAGTGATTATAGCAAGGAAGAATTGGCTGGGTTCTTTGACGATCTAGAAGGAGAAGAATTCAAGAAGGTATCTAAATTCTTCAATACATCTCCTAAGCTGACTCATACGGTTGAATACAAATGTCCTGAATGTGGTAAACAACACAAACAAACTGTTGAAGGAATTAAAAGTTTTTTTTAATTACCCTTTCAAATGAGTCTCTTGAGAATTACTTTAAAACTAATTCTATTCTGATAAATGAATTTGGTTATTCTCTTAATGAACTTGAAAACATTATGACTCCGTTTGAAAGGGAATATTACATACAGTTGCTTAATATTCAGTTAGAAGAAAAGAAACAAAAAGAAATGGCTTATAATGGATAAACTACCATTAAAAAATACACGAGAAAATAGTGGCAATTCCGGTGCACCGACATCAAATTATGATAAATTACTTCATAAAATTGATGGTTATATGAAAGAAATGAGTGAGTTTTCGAAGCAAAACCAAAGTGTGGTTAAATCTGTTGTGAAGATGAAAATTAAGGATACAGCAGAAAAACACATGATTGGTGTTGACTTCAAGTCTTCCATTTCTAACATTATTGGTAACTCAATCGATGGTGTATTCAAGGGGATGATTAACCCTAAGTCTGGTGGGATGCTTGACCAAATCTTTGAACAAAGGCGTGAGAAGAGAAGAGAACGTCTTGAAGAAAATAGAGATAGAAAAGAATTCAAGAAACACTACTTTGAAAACACACAGGTAGGTAGAGCAATTAAGGACAGACCTGACGCTGATAAACAAGCTGACAAATTATTTGACCAAATCCTAGCCACTAAAAAATCTCTTGAAAAGCAACATCAGCTAATCGAGAAGAAAAGTTTGATGGCTGAAAAGTTTGGTATTGGTGGACCTCTAGTTAAAGATATCAAATTAGCCGAAGAAATAAAGAATCAACTTGAAGAACTTCTTGTTAAGTCTTCATTAGGTAAGAATTCAGTTAAAGCTAAAGAAGAAAAGATAGATAAAATTAGAGAGAAGTCAGAGAAGAGCCATCTTGACGAAGAAGAACGTGAGCAAATCAATATTCAATCTGAGTCTCTTCAACTTCTAGCTAAGATTGAGGAAAACACAAGAAAGTATGAAGAGGGTGAAACTGGTCCAGTACCTGATACTAATTTAAATTCATTGAGTCTAATTCCAGCTGGTTTGGTTTCAGGTTTGGCTGGTATTGCTTCAAACGTTCTTAAGTCATTATTAGCAATCTTTAATCCAAAGGTTCTATTCAAACTATTCAGTAAAGTACTTGTTCCAGTTGCTATTGTAGCCTCTGTAGTTAATGGTATTATGGATGGGTTTGAAGAATTCACAAAGACTGGTTCAATCAAGAAAGCTTTGATTGCTGGCGTTGGGGGTATTCTAGACTTCCTAACGTTTGGTTTGTTTGATAAAGATACTGTTCAAAGCGTAGTTGATACGTTAAGTTCTGCATTCGACAGCACAGTTGAATTTGTATCCGTAAACATCGTTGAACCAATAATGAATGCATTTCATAACATCAAGGATACTATTGCGGAATATGCTAAGCCTATTTGGGATAAGATTGTCTCTATTGGCTCATTCATTAATGATAACTTGATTCAACCAATCGTTAGCTTTTACTCTGAAATAATGGATAACATCAGAGGTGTTCTTGAGTCAATTAAGATTCCATCATTTTCGGTTGGTCCTTGGGATTTTGGTCCTTGGGAACCGTTCAAACCAGAAGCTAAAGTAGAAAAGACAGAACCTAAATTTGAGACACCGGTAAATAACACTGGAGATTTATTGAAGAAGAATTCTGATGAGCTTGAAGAACTTAAGAAAAATAAGAATTCAGCTCCATCTCAGACTACTGTTGTTAATAGTGGAACTACGGTCAACAACAAGACTACTCTAACAACAAGACGTCCTGTAAGAAACCAAGACGCCTCATTTAATAGATATATTGTTAAAGCTTAACCTACCGTAAAGTAAACAAATAAACAAAAGCCGGATATCAATTAAGATTCCGGCTTTTGAGTTACATATACCTCAATTGGTATACTAACGATTAGTTTTCATCGTTCAAAATTGTATTGAAGTAGTCAGCCAAGTTTGAATCATCATCTGATGCTGGAAGTTCAATCGATGTAGATTTTGCTTCCTTAATAGTTGCGACGGCTGGGCTTGAATTAATTCCTGCTGCTTGTTCAACTTCTTTCTCAGCTGTAGCAAGACTCTTCTTACCATTACCCATAACTTCCGCCAACTTCTTATCAAGGTCTTCTCTTGACTTGAAGTTCTTTGGGTCAATGAATTCACCAAGCCAATGTTGAGTATTAGCAACTTCAACGATGAATTCATCATCACCAATTGCACTTGGAGCATCGAATACTGATTGGTCGTAGTTTGCGTAACCGTCAACTTGTCTCATACGAAGCTTGAAGTTTGCACCTTCCCAATAGTCAAACACATCGATTGGTTCCTGGTCTGCAAAGGTTGGACGAGCCGCATCAACAATCTTGTCATGAATTTTCTTACCATACTTAAACAAGAAAACCTTACCTTCGTTTTCTGGATGCTTAGGGTCAGAAATAACAAGAATGTTAGAAATGTAAGTTAGTCTACGCTTCTGTTCTCTTGCTTGCTTACGATTTGGGTGATTGTCATCTTCAGTAGAGTTCCAAAGTTCTCTATTCAACTCAGCAACACCGTCCATTTGGCCGATAGTTGACAGAGAATTTTCGATGTACCAACGACCTGTTGGGCCCTTGAAACCATGGTGATAGATTCTAACCCATGGAAGTTCATCCTTCTCAGTTCTTGGAAGGAAACGAATAACTGCAGAGCCATTGCCTGCTTTATCTCGTTCTAGTTTCCAGAACCTTTTATCTTCTTCACGGGTATTATTTGATTGGGGATTTGCTGCTTTTTCGAGTGCATCAGTAATTTTTGAGAAATCACCTGAACGCATTTTACGGAGTGCTTTGATATCAATTGACATATCGTATTTTCCTTGTATTTTCGCTGTATTAAATTTGTATTAACATCGTATTATAGAGAATTTATCCCTATATACTATTTATAGGAGTTAAATGACTATTTTGAAAATATTTCATTTATTTCTTCATACCATTCATCATATACGGGTTTAATTTTATCTGGATTAAACTTCACAAATCTTGAACTCTTTCTCAATCTTAATAATTCGTCGTTCCAAATCATTGTAAACGAAGGATTATTCCATCGACTAAACATACCATTGAAAGAGTTTAATATAACCAGGGTTTCATGACTAATATTTCCATTGATGTACAACAGAAATAAATCATCATAAGATTCATTAACTTTAATTGAACCTTCCAGAGCTCCACTTGAAATCAAATTCAAGTCATCTTTGAAAACTTGGGTTATAGCTTGTGATTTACTAACCCATTTAAGATAATTTTCGGAGCCTGACACTGGGTCATAGAGGAAATTCTTGCAACCATAGGAAAAATTAGCTACGTAGTATCTAACGCAATCCCTTGGTTGTTTAAATTTTTTGGCTAACTTCTCAAATAGAAACTTATCGCTTCTCTTATTATAATAATCAACTCCAGTGTGCTTTACTCTTGGTGTTTCGAATAAATCGAAAGACTCAACGGTAAAATGTAACTTAACTGGAATGTATAACTTATATGCTTCATAACCTGTCATAGCTTAGTTGAATCTGTATCACTTTTTAAAAATTTCATGTTGATAAAGTCTTGTTTCATTTTGAGCTTAAGTGATTTATTCACTAGACCTTTAATATCTTCTGGGTCTATTTTATTCTCATGACAATACTTCAAAATGGCATCTACATAAGTTATAGTCTTATCTTGATGAACCATTTGTTCTATAAATTTTGAAAACTCATTTGGATTGTTGAACATAATTTAATACCCTCAATCTATTTTCAATTTCTCTGTATCGGGTAAGGTTTTCATTATAAGGTTGCCAAAGAGGGTGTTTGTTATTAAGTTCATCCATAGCATCTGAATTTTCATCAAGAAACTCGTTGAACCAGATATTCAGTTTAGTTCTTTCATTTACAAGTTCTATTACTTCCGGTGTCGTTATCATTCTAAGCCGTATCCAATTCCGTTAGCAATATCACGAATAAACTTAATTAATTGAGATGAATTCTTAAAGATGAATTGTTTGTCATCATACCAAACTACAAAACCATTTTGTGCTTTAGTGATATTAATATCCCAGTTTTCTGGACCTGATTGTTTATTTTCTGACATATTAACCCTTTAATAGTGTAATCGACTTGATGTAGTCTTTAGCTTCTTGTAAATCCTTCAATGTTCCATTTTTTACCATGAATCCATTGACCTCAACTGAGAATTTACCAGAGCTGTCTTCAAAGATATTAATTGCCATATCTCTATCGTCAAACAAAATTTCTTCAACTAACTTCATATACTTCTCCAAATTCGTATTCCACAATGATATCTTCTGGGAAATTGTCTTGATATATCAGACGACGTCTCGCTTGGTCTTCTGATATCTTGCGTTTGAATGTTACTATTTCTAGTAACTTACCTTCATGATATATTCTGTATCGGAACATAAACTACCTCAACGTCAAAATTAATATAGTCGTTATCAACAAACTGAGATAGTTCTTTGATTGCGCTGGCCGCACGTTTGGCCGCATCTACAGTATCGTATTCTACTTCCGAATAAGATTTTCTAATGAACCCTTCCGAACTGTCAAGCTTGACGACTTTCCAGACCGTACGGGTATTGTACGATGTTTGCATTCAGACCCAGCTATATTAATAACTAAAACGTACTACGGTGAAACTAGCTGTATTATCACTGAAATACTACACCAAAGACATACATAATGAACATAATAAATGTCATTACGAACAAACTGGATTTTTTCCAAGATATGGCGATGATAAGCCATAAGAAGTTTGCTACGATAAAAACATACTTATTCCAGGGAACAATATCTTGAGCTGTCAAATACGTCCCAACTAGAATAAGAAATACTGCTAAGTACTCAACTAGTTTTATAATTATATCAAAAAATATCTTTTTAGTAAAATTTATTTTCAATATCCGGCTAATTCTTTGAATTTTTTTCGTGCTTTTATAAATTCCGGAATCCATTTATCGGTTGGTTCTACAAAAACTATTGGATTGCGTTCCTCTTCAACTGCCATCGCTATCACAAGATTTGGAACTACAATTTTATATTTCTCAAACATACAAAGAGCATAAAAACTTGTTTGAATAAAATATGAAGGAATTTCTTCGATTGTTTTGGACCTCTTTGAGGTCTTCCAATCTATTACTGAGACTTTACCTTTGTATTCAGCAACAAGGTCTACTGTTCCTGCGGTTTGAAACCTGTCAGAGTATAGTTGTTTTTCGATACCATAGACATTATTGACTTCTGTAAGAATCTTCTTGAACTGATTAAACATCTCAATGTCAAGAAAAGATGGTTTTGGAGTTTTATTGTTTAGATAGTCTTCACATAGACCATGTAGAGCGGTTCCTCGGAGAGTTGCTCTCTTTGAAACCCTATTTGCTTCTTCTTCACCTACTTTACTTTTCCACTCATCAATCCATGTGTTATCGGATATCTTACTTAAAACGGTTGTTATTGAGGGGTATTTGTTTCCAGATGGAGTTTCGTATAATCGTCTATCAGGTAGGTTTATTTGAACTAAAGGGTGATAATCAATATCAATGTGAGATATTTTCGAAGTAGTGGTAATATTCGACTCCAGCTTCCTTAAACATTTCCTTAGTCAAATTATTAGATTCAACCCATTTTTCTGATACGTCAAGTTGAGACATAGAAATTACTCGTGTAATACCGACTTGAATAATCCCTTTAGCACATTCTGAACATACAGGAAGGCCATAGACATATAAAGTTGCACCTTCTAATGACACACCAGCCAAACATGCGTTAAAAATCAAGTTCATCTCAGAATGAATAACGTATTGATACTTAACTTCTCTATTGTTGTATCGTTCTTCTGAGTCAGTAATTCCACGTGGAAATCCATTGTATCCAGTTGCTAGGATGTTTTTATGTTTTCCAACAGCAACGGACCCAATCTTTTTAGATGGGTCCTTTGACCATGATGCCTTTTCTTTTGCGTCTTTTAGAAAACGACTATCCCATTTTGTCAACATCAATTTTACTCCTCACTACAAAAATAGGTATATTATGTCTTTGATAGTAACCCTTCATATAAGTATATGAAAAGCTATTTCCTTCTGATAGAGAATCAAAATCCCTACTCATAAGAAATTTCTTTTTAGTCATTCTTTGAATGTCACCAATATAAAAATCATATCGGTACTTATATTGAGTAATTGCTTTAGGTTTGAATAGCTTTTTCTTGATATAAGAGAAGACGTAGGAAAAATATACCCCTAATACTGATAGGATATATCCAGAACATAGCATGAAAGCTATGTAGAAATTTATTAGTTTGTCCATGTCTACTCCTTACTTATCATATTGAAATTATATACTTACATTAATTAAAAGTAAAATTTAATTTATTGTACTTTAATTCCAAAAACCATTATAATTAATACTGTTATTCGGCACAGAGTAGATACTGTTATTTTATACCAAGGTCTTTCTCTGTGACAATCTTGAATTCCCAGCCTCTATCTGTAGCATATTTACCAGCAGCAGTCCATTTAGCTTGATTAACAGCGTAAGTCATCTGTTCACTTAGAATTCGTTTCTTTCTCTTATTACCAATAGTAGGTTTATTAGCCTGAACAGAAGGTTTGACTTCAAGAAGGTATGTCTTCTGAATATTACCTCTAGTCACTACTGTAACTTTGAAGTCAACAAAATATCTATGATACTTCCCATCTATTGGAGATATGTATGGAATAATAGTTTCTTCTGATGACCATTTTATTATTGACGGATTTTCATCCAACCATTTCATTAGTTTATATTCCCAAGAACTTCTATACACTACGTTATTATAGTCTCCGGCATATTTCTGCTTATTCTTTATATGGAATATGCCTTGTTTATATTTTGATTTACTCTTTTGGGAAGATATCGTCATTTAAACCTATAAATAATTAATACAATAAATTCTATTTATGGGCATTTTTAATGGCTATTGACCCAAATTTACTAAAAACATATATACCTAATGTTGAAGATTTAAAACCTGACGTGTTTAGGTCTGTGAGAAATCAGGTCGGCACTTTGGTTGATGATGGATATCAAACACATATCCCTTCTGTACTACAATCAGGAAGTCCGGAAGAAATCAATTCAGAAGTATATCCACCTTATAAAGCTGAGTCAAAATATGATATGACTCAGCATACTTATCCAGAAGATTTGTTTGCTGAAGATTCGAGATATGGTGGTATGTATGTTGTGTTTTATGTCAACGTTCAAGAGGATTCTAAGTTAGCACAGACCAACCCAGTTTTGATAATTCCTGATTCTGAAGTTACTAAAGGGAAGGGTTCACAGATTACAAAGAGAAAAGTAACTAGTGGGCAGTTGACAGGTTCTCTTGCAGGTTTAGGTGCTATAGCTGGTACTGCTGTAGGCTCTATTATTGGGGTAGGTGGAGCCGGTGGAGTAACAGGTACAGCACTTGGAGCTTTAGTTGGTGGGGCCCAAACGGTAGTAAAAACTGAGCAATTCTCTGAAAATGAGAAGAGTCCAAAATATACATTGGACCAATTGACAGGGATAAACTTAACAAAACAAACAAAAAGAATTAAGACCGCAATTGCACTATATACTCCAAATGATTTGATGTTTAAGTACGGTGTTAACTGGGGAGATGATGATACTCTTATTCTACAAGCAGCATTAGAAGCCGGAGAGGACATAAAAAATACAGTTGCGGATATCATGAAGGGTGATACTTCATCGATGAGTCTATCCGGTGCTCTTGGAAATGGATATCTTCAAGGATTAGCCTTGAAGGCCGCTCAAGCAGCTGGTGCTGATGGTCTTTCTGCTTTAACAGGAACGGCTCCTAACCCAAGAAAAGAACAGATTTTTAACGGGGTTGACTTTAGAACCCATCAGTTTCTTTTCAGATTCTGGATTAGAAGCGAGACTGAACATATAAATGTAAAGAATATCATCAGAGAATTCAAGTACCACATGCATCCTGAATTTAAGGATGGAAATGAATATATCTTCTTATACCCATCTGAATTTGATATTCAATTTTATTATAAGGACAAAGAATCGGATGAACTTCCTAAATATACATCATGCGTGTTAACGGATGTAAGTTCAAATTATACACCGAATGGTGTATTCAATCTTCTTAAACAAGGGAAGCCTGCCGAAATTACCCTTAACTTGATGTTTAGAGAATTGGCAATTCTAACCAAGGAAGATATTGAGAAGGGATATTAATGTATTTCCGCAATTTTCCTAAGATTCCATATACGTTTATTGTAGATGGTGAAGAAAAGAATATTCTTGTTAGTGACATAACAAGAAACGTGAGATTTTTAGCTAAGACCTTAAAGTCAATAGAACTTTATGATAATTACATCATAAAAGACGGTGAGACCCCGGAAATTATATCTGATAAGTTCTATGGTACTCCTGAGTATCATTGGATTATCATGCTTGCCAACGATAAGTATGACTACATTGAGGATTTTCCAAGAACTCAACAAGCCTTGGATAAATACATTATTACTAAACATGGTGATGAGGCTGATGAGATTGCATTCTATATAAAGAACGGTCGTATCGTAGACTATGGTACAGTGGGAGCATCTGGTGTTACGAATAGAGCATATGAGAACCTATTGAATGAATCAAAAAGAAAGATAAAAATAATCTCAAAGGACCTTTTGAACATAGTTCTAAAGGACTTTAATAGAATCGTTACTACTTGGTAATTAATGGACACAAATCTAAAATTTGCCGGTGATGTAAACGTAGAATCAGTAATTGTAAAGTCTTTAGCATCCGGTAATTCTATCGATATCAAAAATCAAGTTCTTGGTATAAATGTGTACGAGGACTTGTTCTCACCATTCATGTCTGGTTCTATATCAGTTAAAGATTCGTTAGACATCGCTAATGCCTTGCCTTTTTCCGGTGAAGAAATTGTTCATCTTAAAATAGAAACACCATCCATCAACGATAAAGGCAAGACGATAGATGCTGATTTTTACGTCTATAAGATGGGTGATAGAGAATATACAAACGATAGGTCAGTAATTTATTCTTTATATTTTATATCAGTTGAAGCGATTACTGATGCAAATAAGAAACTATCAAAGGGATACAAAGGTTCGATAGATAATATGATTAAGGAGCTTGTTAAGAATCCGGATGGTCTCGATTCTAGCAAGCAGTTGTTTTATGAACCATCATCAGATAACATTAAATTTGTTGCAAATTACTGGAGTCCAGTAAAGATAATTGACTTCCTTTCAGAAAAGGCAAACAATAAGTCTAAGTCACCTTCATATATCTTTTATGAGAATAGAGACGGATTCAATTTCGTATCTCTGGATACGTTATACCAACAACCAATCTTTCAAGACTTCAACTACAGTAATTTCACAAAGATAGATGGTTCTTATAGAGATATAGCCGCAGACTATAAAAGAATTACTCATTTGAGTATTCCGACCGTATTCAATTATCTTGATGACATTCAATCCGGTAAATTCAGTTCAAAGAGAATCACGTATGATTTTGTAACGAAGCAATATAAACTAGAGGCTTTCGACTACTTCCAAGAATATGGAAGAGGGAGACATCTTAACCAATTTCCAACTGCTTCAAAAAACATAATTAAGAAGTATAACGCATGGGTTACAAATGACGTGAGTCATTATGAAATCCATACTGGTTTTGGTTCAACTACTCTGGATAATTCAAATGCACAGAGACGTCGTTCTTTATTACTGCAATCAAGGTCAAATTGTATTACCATAACGGTTCCAGGGAGACTTGATTATACTGTTGGACAAAAAGTTAATTTGACTTTATACAAGGCAGAACCAATCAGAACATCAGATTCAAACGACGATATTCTTGACAAATTGAATTCTGGAAACTATCTTATTTCTGCTATCAATCATAACATTTCTAAAGTCAATGGTGAACATGAGTGTGTAATGGAATTGATTAAAGACAGTGTGATGTTTGACATATCAAAGGGTAACTAATGTTTCATGTAGGTGTTGTTGAAAATAGAGACGATCCACTTAAGTTGGGTCGCTGTAAAGTAAGAGTTATTGGATTACATACTCATGACAAAGCTGTTCTAAAGACAGAAGACCTTCCATGGGCGGTTCAGAATATTCCAAACTCAGCTTCTATGAACGGTATCGGAGAATCTCCAACTAATTTGGTTGAGGGAACGGTAGTTCTTGTTGTGTTCTTGGACGAACATAAACAATCACCCGTCATTATGGGTAGCTTACTTGGAATTCCACAAACAAATTCAAAGATTATTGATACTCTGAATGATGAATATGATTCTTCAGTTGATAATGGAATTCCAGATACAACTTCAACAAACCCAGTTTCTGAAGCACCAGATTCAATCGATCCAAACGTAATAGACTCAACTCCTGATTCTAATCCAGGTATTGCTGCTTTAAATAAAGCTATGGAAGAAGCTGGAATAACTTCTAAGTTTGCAAGAGCATCTATACTTGGTATATGTAAGGTTGAATCAAACTTCAAGTGTGTTGCTGAAAATCTAAATTACTCAGCTGAGGCTCTATTAGCAACATTCCCATCAGTATTCAAGAACGATAAGAATCTTGCGAAATCTGTCGAGAGAAGACCGAAGAACATCGCTGAGATGGTCTATGGTCCTGTCTATGGTAAAGGTAAGGAACTTGGAAATGATGTTGTTGGAGATGGTTGGAAATATAGAGGAAGAGGATACGTTCAACTTACAGGTAAAGCAAATTATAGAAAATATTCAGCTGTAGCTGGTGTAGACCTTGTATCAAATCCAGATTTAATGCTGGATGAAGATATCGCCTCAAAAGTTACTGTTCAATATTTCAAGGACAGAGTTAAACTCCAACAGGATAATCCGTCTTATATCAATGATGCCATCAAAGCAGTTGGTTTAAATAGAGCTGATATTCGCGAGAAGAAGTTTAATGCATATCAATACTACATGGGAGAATCTTCTCCTTTAGACCAGACAGATAAATCAACGGATATTGGAAAATCTTCTGAACAACATAAATCAACAGCTAAGATTAATGGAGTTCCAATTGATAGAGTTTCTAATTTGAATTTCGGTTTCTCAGACCCTAACTTCAAGTATCCTCTAAAGGAATATATTGGAGAACCTGATACAAACAGGTTGGCTAGAGGAAGGTATAATGGAACTATTGCTGAGAAGAAGGATAAAAACAGAGTAAGAAATATTCCTACTTCGATTGGAACTTCTTGGACTCAACCTATTTCTCCATTCAACTCACAGTATCCTTACAATAAGGTTATAGAAACAGAATCAGGTCACGTTCAAGAATTTGATGACACACCAGGAAATGAAAGAATTCATAGGTATCACAGAAAAGGTACATTTGAAGAAATTGATGTTAATGGTACCAAGGTAACTAGAATTGTTGGCGACAACTATGAAATCATCGATAGAAATGGATTTGTATACGTTGCTGGTGATGTACATATTACAGCTGCTGGTGACATAAATGTTCTATCTCAATCTAATGCTAATATTAAAGTCCACGGTGATTCTAATATCAATATTCACGGTGACGCCAATTTAAATATCGGTGGTGACATGAAGTCTAATGTATCTGGAGACTTCAAATTAAAGGCCTCAAATATAATTTTAGAATCGGATGACAGATTCGATGCTAAAGCTGGTGGTAAGATGGCGTTTGATTCTGAAAGACTTGACTTTAACGATGACCAAGCAAAAAGTTCTGGTCTTGGTTCAGGAATATCAAGTCTTAAAACCGTTAACCCAAATTATAGTCAATTAAAGACTCCTCCAAGAAAGGCTGACGAAGAGTTTATATTTGAAACACCTGAAGATGTTGCAGAAGCCAACCTGCCTCCAATTGAAGATGCTATGCCAGAAAAACAAGAGAATGAGGTGGTTCAACCAAGAAAGACTCCGGTAAAACCAGTTGCTCCTTCATGTGATATCTATTACAACATGGAAGATTTTCCAAAGACTTTGATTCTTCATACTGATGCTACTGGTTATGACTGGACATTAGGTAAACTTCTTAATGGAAACGAACTTAAGGCTATTACGGTAAAAGGCAAGAGGTATGAGAAGGCTGATATTGTTTGCAACCTAAAGGGATTGGCTGAAAATATCCTTGGCAAATTGAACGAAACCATTGGGCCTATAGGTTCTGCTTGGTTGATGACTTCATGTTATAGAAGTGGTGTTCCATCTGGTGGCTCTAAGACATCACAACACTTGATTGGTCAAGCTGTTGATTTTGTAATTGGTCATAATTTCAACTATGATACTACATACTCATGGGCTAAACAATTAAGTGAGAGTCTTCCTTTCGATCAATTCTTGTATGAATTCTTGGATTCAAATGATGGAAGAAAAAACTGGTTACATATAAGTTATTCGCCAAGCGGTGGTAGAAAACAAGTTCTAACATTCTTGAACCATTCAACTAATACAACTGGATTGAGGAAGTTAGCTTAATGTTTTCACCGGAAGTTATTAACTTATCAACAGTTAATGAGTTAGTTAATGTGGACCACACCATTACTTATGTAGTTGCCGATCCTCTAGGTATAGGGCCTGGAACTTCATATGATGTAGTTATTACACCTATCGATATCAATAAAACTATTAACATAACCGAAAATAGAATTCATGGGTACTTCTCTGATTCATTTGATAATGAGATTCAATATAGAACTAAAGATGATAGATTTTTAACGGTTGATAAATTCAGCGAAATAGATGAAGATATTATGTATGGAATATATCTTTTCAAAGCTGATACTAGAAGAACAATTGTTTATCAGTTCTTAGCTGAAGCTAATGGGCAATCTAAAATCTATACGATTACCGTTCAAAATGATTGGACATTGAATAGGAATACATTATTGGAGTATTTGAATGAAGGGTAAATCATTAGCAAGATACACATCAGTTTCTACTGGTCATGGATGTTGGCCTCCAACTACAGTGACTCAGGACCTTTCATCAACAGTATTCGTCAATGGTTTTGCTGCTGGAAAAGTTGGTATGAAATTCATAGCACACGAATGCCATGATGAGGTTCATTCTGACGAGGAAAGAATGGTAACTGCTGGTTCAGGAACTGTATTCATAGAAGGAAAATCCGCAGCAAGAATAGGTGACCCAATTGCCTGTGGAGACACTGTTGGTGAAGGTTCTCCAAACGTGTTTGTTGGCGGTTAACTAAATATAATATGGCTAAAAATATATTTACAGACATTGATTTAAAACTAACAGCTCATCCAGTTAGTGGTGACTTAGTGCAAATCAAAAATGAAGCAGCAATTAAAACGTCTGTTAAAAATCTAATTCAAACTGCATTTTATGAAAGACCTTTCCAGCCTGACCTAGGGTCGGCTGTAGGTAGATTGCTGTTTGAACCAGCCTCTCCAATGCTTAAAGTTACAATGGAGAAGGCCATCCGTCAGGTATTAGAAAATCACGAACCAAGAATAGATGTTGAACAAATTGTAGTCACATTCAATACTGACCAGAATGAGGTAATAATTTCGATTTACTTCAAAATCGTTAACACATTAACACCACTTACTGTGGCTGTAGCAATCAAAAGAACCAGATAATGACCCAATCAAAACGTATAAACGCGGCAGAATTAGACTTTGATAGAATTAAAGAGTCATTCAAGGAATATCTAAAAGGTCAGGATAAATATTCTGACTATAACTTTGACGGTTCCAATATATCCATTTTGTTGGACATCTTGGCTTATAACACACATTATAATAATCTATATGACAACTTTGCTATAAATGAAACAAATCTTGATTCAGCGTCACTGAGAAGTTCTGTTGTATCTATAGCTAAGAGACATGGTTATACACCAAGGTCTTCTATTGCTCCTAAAGCTATAGTAACACTTACAGTTACAAACGTTAGCACTGGAGCTCCATCAATTTTGACTATTCCAAAAGGAACTCCTTTTACAACATCTAATGAAGGAACAACATATACTTTTGCTACATTGAAGCCTTATTCTGCTGCTCTTGAGGATGATGGTTATATCTTTGAAGGTGTTGAAATATATGAGGGTGATTATCTAACAAACAGATTCGTTGTTGCGGATGGTGTTAGATATGTAATTCCTAACTCTGGAGTTGATACAACAACACTTAAAGTAAAAGTACAAGAAAGTGCGACATCTGATTCTTTTGAAACATATTCATCAGTTGAGAATTTTGTTTCAGCGGATAGAGACTCTCTAGTATATTTCCTTAAGGAAGTTGAGAATGGATTATATGAAGTGTTCTTCGGTGAGGATATAATCGGTAAACAACCTTCAAGTGGAAATGTTGTCACTGTTGAATATGTAGCTACCAACGGAGAACTTGCTAATGGAGCAAGAAATTTCTCCTATTCTGGTGATATTTTAGCTGGCGGTGTTACTTCTGTTTCAACGGAAGAGCTAGCTTCTTCAGGTAAGTTTCCAGAACCAATAGAATCAATTAAGGTAAACGCACCTAACTCATATTCTGCCCAAAATAGAACAGTTACTTCTACTGATTATAAGACATTAATCTATAATAAGATTCCTAATATTGATTCTATCTCAGTTTGGGGTGGAGAAAATAATGTACCAGTAGTTTACGGTAAGGTTTTCATTTCTATCAAACCAACTGGTAGAAACCGACTGTCTGACAAAGAAAAATCATCTATCACTAGCTTACTCAAAGGCAAGATGGTTGTTGCTATTCTTATTGAGTTTGTCGACCCAGAATTACTTGATATCATTGTTGAGACGAACGTATACTATAATCCATCTAAAACTATCAAAACTACTGATGAAGTTAAGATGGCCGTTCTAGAAGCTATCGGAACATACAACGACGAAAATCTAAATAAGTTTGATGGAATATACAGACACTCAACTTTAACTGGACTTATTGATAAGTCAGAAAAATCCGTTGTTAGCAATATCACAACAATTAAGCTATCAAAGGAATTCTCTCCTGTTATCGATCAACCTGTTAAAAAGACAATAAGTGTATATAATCCTATTGAGGAATTATCATCAACTGAATTCTATGTCGCAGGTACTGAAGACCTCGTATCACTTAAATCAAACGATTCAGGTGAGGTTTGGTTGATATCAAAAAATATTAACAGTACTGAGCCAACATATGTTAGCAAAGTAGGAACTATTAATTTTGATGCTGGTATCATCAATCTTGAGGGATTTACTGTAACAGATGCACCTGGAAATGACATCATCATTGAGTTAATTCCACAATCATACGATGTCGTATCTAAACTGAATCAAATCGCTTCAATAGACGTTTCTAGGTCTGTGGTTAACATGATTGTTGAAGACACAGAAAATTACATCTTTACACCAAGTAAGAATTAATGTCAAGAAATATAAATGAAATAGTAGCTGGACAATTTCCTGAGTTTATTCGCAGTACCCAGGATTACGCTAAATTTATTGAGTTCATAGAAGACTACTATAAGTTTGAAGAGTCTTTGGATATTATCGAAGAAGCTGATATCGATAAGACACATTTCCTTGAGCATTACTTCGGAGAATTAGCAAAGGACTTTCCTCAGTTAAGGTCTTTATCAGATAAAAAACAAAGATTAGTTCTCCAAAAGCTTTCTGATTTATATAAGTCAAAAGGCTCTCTTGATTCATATAAAGCTTTATTTGCTATCTTATTTTCAATTGATGTTGAACTATTTTATCCATCAACTGAGATATTTAAACCTTCTGCGGCTAGATGGAACAGAGAAGTTTCGGTTAGATTTGAAGTAACTTCAGGAGAAGTAATTACTCTTGAAAATCTAACTTGTGAAATAAATACAACTCATAGAAAGTATGACCTAGACATAGATCGTATCAAAAAATTAACTGATACGTTGTATGAAGCCATTTTCAATATTAAGTTTAAGTTAGTAATTCCTGATGGTGGAACAATTACTACCAATGAATTTACAGGTAAGTTGATTCAAGGTATTAATAGTTATGAGGTTAGAGTTCCAGGAGCTGGATTCAACGTTGGGGATATATTCGATGTTGAAAATAATCTAGGTTCGGGAACAAGAATCCGTATAAAAAGAGTACACTCAGGCGGCGGCATCAGAAACCTAGAGATATTCCAGTTTGGTACAGGATACCAGAACTCGTTCTTCCATATCTTGAACCCAGAATCAGCTCTAATTATAACTGAGTTGAATAACCTTACAATCACTGTAACTGGTACTGACCCATCTTCTGCAGCATACCCAACAGACGATAAAGTTAATAACATTGGTGATAATCTTCAAGCTACTAGGTTTGACTATACCGTAATTCATCCTACGGACAGAAGTAGCGACTATTTCCAAGATAACACTTATGTTGGTGAACAAGTAGCTGAAGCTTCAACTATATCTACACAGATTCAAGAAGAAAATGTTAATAGAGCTGTTGTATTCTTTAAGTTAGGATACGTACATGAATATCCAGGTTATTTCTCAACGAACGTTGGTTTCCCTGATGATAGTTCATACATACAAGACGGCCACTACTATCAACAATATTCTTATCTAATCAAGTCAACAAAGCAGTTTAAGGATTATAAGAAACCAGTTCTAGACCTTCTCCATCCTGCAGGGCTGAAGGCTTTTGGTGAATATCGTATCGAAAGAAACCTTGAAGTTTTAATTAATGTTAGAAACGAACTTAATAGGTTTGCTAATAACTTACTTGAAGTTCTTAACTTAGAAGAAACTATTTCTAAAACTATTGTCAAGGATTTAATGAATGACAATGTTGATGCTCTTGAGCAAATAGCATTAAGTCTAGAAAAATATCAAGAAGATTCAGTAGATATAGAAGATGAATCAATTAAGGTAATTACAAAGAATATCTATGACACGATTACAGTCGTAGACGGTTTCGACCCTGATTCATCAATAAGTATTGGTGTGATTGATACATATAATGAAAATATCACAGTATCTGAACTAACTGTTAAGTCTCAATCAAAAGCTATATCTGATGCTATTAATGCTATTGATGAAATCATACTAACGGTAGCAAAGGTTGTTTCTGATGAAGTAGAAATTACAGATGACGTCATAAACCTAGTTTTAACAAAATCTGTAAATGAAGTTATAACACCGGAAGAGTTTGTAGCTAAAACAATTTCCAAATCATTAAATGAATCTACATCATTCCAATTAGTTGATGGAGAAGGAGATTCTCTTGGTATTGGAACCGGCGACGAGTTGGTTGCATATTCTACTATTGAAGAACATGTTGCCAAGACAGTTTACAAGAGCTTTGCAGATTCAGTTACAGTTTCTGACGATATCGTTGACCTATTAACATTGACATTAAGAACAGCAACAGACGATGCTAATGTTGACGACGAAATTTTATTGACAATAACTAAAAATATCGATGAAATAATAGATGCTCTTGATGAGTATGTTAAAGTCATGACAAAGACTTTGGTTGATTCTGTCACAACCAATGAAACTATAAATAAGACATATAACACAACTAAGTCGGAATCAGTTTCAGCTAACAACTACGGTGTAGTAATGTTGGAACCATTTTATTATGACCCTTCACTAGGCCAATACTGGGAAGCTGGTTATGCGGAAAATGAAAGAGAAATAACATAATGGCACAAAAACTAATTTCACAATTAAACTCAATTTCAACTCCATTACAAGATAGTGACGTTCTTATAATTTCAAGAGATGGTACTGAATTGATGAAGGTAACATACAGTGAGCTGCTCTCTGATGTTTCTGATGAAGTATTAAACGATCCAAATGTGTTAAAAACTGATGATATAGGTTCAGTAGTTCAAGCATATAATGCAAACTTATTGGAAACTGATGATATTGGAATCACAGTTCAAGCTTTTGACGCTGGCACAGCAAAGATAGACGAAGAACAAACGTACACAGCTCAACAAGTTCCTATGAGTGGCACATTAACAGACGCGGCAAATATTTCATGGGATGCTGATACTAACGGACAAATTGTTAGTGTTACATTAACAGCTATTAGAAATTTTTCAGCCCCAACTAATATAATTCAAAATGCTTTATATGTTCTTGTAATTACTTCTGGTGGTTTTACCCCAACGTTCGATCCTGCTTTTAAATGGCCAGAAGCTGCTGCACCGGCCGGACTGTCTGGTGTTTGTATATTCAATTTTATAGGTGGCGCAGGAAATACGCTTCTATCAAATGGATATGCAATCAACGTAAGTTAATATGATAAACTCAATCTCAATATTTAAATTACAAGAAAATATATATGTTTATTAGTGGTGGCGGTTCACTCCAATACGAAATCAAAAAGTCTCTACGCTTTCGTGGTAGTGCCAGTCCATACCTGAATCGCACCCCTTCTAGCGCAGGAAATCGCAGGACATGGACACTTAGCGTATGGGTAAAGCGAGGGGATTTAAGCGCTACGATTCCACTTTTGACCGGACACACTGATGGCAACAATTTCATGTGGGTTGGGTTCAACGGGGAAGGTTTTATAGCGCAAAACTATGTGTCGGCCAATAACAATTTCGTACATGCGACAAGTGCTGTTTTCAGAGACCCATCTGCGTGGTATCACGTGGTATACGTATTTGACTCGACACAAGCTACCGCCAGTAACCGTGGGAAGCTGTATATCAACGGGGTGCAGATAGCTCTTGTAAACGTATCGACGAATACCCAATGGCCTACACTGAACTATGAGGGGCGTATCAACGCCACACTCGGCCATTACATCGGGTTTAAGGCAACCGCTTACGCAGACGGCTACTTGGCTGAATATAACCTTGTTGACGGCCAAGCTCTTGACCCTTCCTACTTCGGCAAGATCGACGCCACAACAGGTCAATGGGTGGCTAAGAAATACACAGGCAGCTATGGGACTTGTGGCATTTACCTTGACTTCAAAGACGGCACCAACCTTACCACGCTTGGCAACGACAAGTCCAACAACGGCAATAACTGGACTTTGAACAACGTCAGCCTTACATCCGGTGCTACCTACGACTGGATGGACGACACGCCGACGAACAATTTCTGCACCTTGAATCCACTGGATGAGCCATTAGTAGCCTCAACTATCGGCGCTATGTCGGCTCTGGTCAGTAACGGTAATCTCACCCTTGGGGCGAACACTACAACCACAAGCGGTTCCGGCACCATCGCCGGAACTATGGGCGTGTCCCAAGGGAAATTCTACTTTGAGGGCACGTTGTCTTCGTACGCTGGCGGTTCGACGTTACGCTTGGGTTTCATGAGCGCCGATGAAGGTACTGGGGGCGGAGTTGCGCCTTACAAAGATGTCTCCGCCAACGGTACCTACATGGTGGCGGTGGACTTCGACAACTTACTGTGCTGGGTTGGCGCGAACGGAGTATGGGACGCTGGCGACCCTAATACAGGAACAGGTGGCACTAGCATATTTTATGGCAGTGTCATGCACGTACCTTTTGTCCGCGACAACTCGGCATCCTCAGGAAATGGCGGTAGATGGGATGTCAACTTTGGTCAGCAGCCATTTGCTTACACTCCGCCTTCCGGCTTCAAGGCACTCTGCACCAAGAATCTGCCAACACCTACCATTCTTAATGGTAGGAAGTATTTTGATGTTGTTACTGGAACTGGATCGACATTAGAGGCTGCGATAAATACAACCTTACCTAATAAAAGTTTACGTATAGTTAAGAATCGTTCAACTGCAGGTACAGGATGGGTGTTTTGGGATGAAGAACGTGGAGCTACTGCTCGTCTTGATTCTTCATCTACATCTGCTGAAACAACTTTCGATTATTCAAACTTAACTTCTGGTGATAACCATGTAGCAGCAGTATGTGAGCAAGGGGTTACACCTGGTTTTGATATAGTTTCATATGCTGGTACTGGTGTTGCTAGAACAATTGCACATAATCTTGGGGTTGCTCCATCTTTAATTATCATTAAAGACAGAGATTCCGCTGGCGGCTGGGCCGTCTACCATAAAGGGAACACTGCGACACCTGAGACAGACTATTTGCTACTACAAGCCACCAACGCTACCTCTGACGACGATACCAACTGGAACGATACAGCTCCAACTTCCTCAGTGTTTTCACTAGGTACAGCAACACGAGTAAATCAGAATGGTAATGATTTTATAGCTTATCTATTTGCTGAAGTCCCTAGTTTCTCCAAATTTGGTAGTTACACCGGTAATGGAAACGCTGGTGGGCCATTTATCTACTGTGGATTTAAACCTCGCTGGGTATTGGTCAAGCGTACTGACAACACAGGCTCTTGGGTGGTCATTGATACAGCGCGTGACACATACAACGTTGCAGGTAACCAGCTCTACTTTAACCAAACTACGGCAGACGGTTTTGGAGCGGCATTGGATATTGTATCCAATGGATTTAAGATAAGAAGCACAGCCACTGGGTATAATACCAGCGGTGGTACTTACATTTTCTGGGCAATGGCAGAATGTCCATTTAAATATGCAACAGCGAGGTAATAATGTTTATAAGAAATAATAAAAGAGTCAATATTAACAGTAAATTAATTATTGATGGTGTTCATTACAATTCTGAATATTTCAAGAATCCAACAAATAGAGAAGCCTTTGGAATTACTGAAATTCCAGACCCTGTTAGAAAAGATGAAAGATTTTATTTCGTTGAAGAAATCGATGACTCTCCATACGTGATTAATACTCCAAAGCCGTTAGAATATGTTAAAGACTATCTATGGCAGCAAATCAAATCATATAGAGATAGATTACAATCTGGTGGATTCAAAGTTGGTGATAAATGGTATCATTCAGATATAGATTCTAGAATAAAAATTCTTGGTTTGGTAATTCTTGGTTCATCTATTCCAGCAGGTCTACAATGGAAAACAATGGATGGAACATTTGCAGAAATGACTCAAACTTTGGCTACACAAATATTTGGCGCTGCTGCATCACACGATACATCAATATTTGCAATAGCAGAAAATCATAGAAATAATATAAATGCTCTTGAAACTATTGAAGAACTTGAAGCTTATGATTATACTATAGATTGGCCAGACACATATGAAACTTCTGTTTAGTAGACAAAGACATATTGGTAGTCTTGGAATAAGACTAGTCACTTGGTCAACATGGTCTCACGTTGACATCATTGTCGGTGAAAATAAAATTATTTCCGCTAATGCTAGACATGGTGTTAGTTATGACACTTTGGATTATAGACTAAATAATTCATCCAAAGCTGTTATTGTTGATATTCCATTACCAGATGAAAAATCAGCTGAGTTATGGGGTTCCAGTCAGATAGGTAAAAAGTATGACTGGGTTGGTGTAGCTGGATTAGGTTTCCATAGAGAATGGGACAACGAAGACAAGTGGTGGTGCTCTGAATTTGCTTTAGGTTATGCCAAACATGGTGGATTCATTCCATTCAGAGAAAAATATCTAAGAAGAGTAACACCAGAACATCTCTGGATGCTGAATTTTCCAATTACTGAGATAAAGTAACATTGGGCGGTACTAAATATATCATGCATTCTTAATTATATAAAACAAGAGGATTAAAGAAATATGCTTAAAGATTATGTTAAGGCTACTGGTAACTTGACAGTTACTCTGTTTGATGCCTTGGGTAATGTTAAGGAAGAAAGATTCATTCCAAACCTAGTAGTTTCAGTTGGTAAAGAGTGGATCGCTGCTAGAATGAAAGATTCTGGTACTCCTACACAAATGACACACATGGAAATCGGTGAAGGAACATCTTCTCCAGTTTCAGGCAACACAGCCCTTGAAACACCATTTGGTACTCCAGCTAGAGTAGCTCTTACTGTGGCCGGTGGTTCTGTAGCAGCTAACGTTGTTACTTACTCAGCTACTTTTGGTGCTGGTGTAGGTACTGGCGCAGTTACAGAAGCAGGTATCTTCAATGATGATGAAGATGGTACGATGCTATGTAGAACTACATTCCCAGTAGTTAACAAGCCAGCTGATGACACCCTAGCTATTAACTGGGCCATCACAATCAACTAATTCGGGATAACTGAATGACAACTGTAGTCAAAGTCAGTGTATCTCAGGCTCTTGCTCAAGCGCTAATCGACGATATCTTCCAACAAAAGAATAGATACTATTTCGGAGTTGGAAGATGTTATCCATGGCCAGATGACAACGAAGTTCCTGATTCTATCGACACTGAAAAATATGAAATTTCTGCCAGAAACGATATGCTCTTGTTCAAGGCTATCGACGGCAATAACTTATCTTTCATTATTGATAGAATAGACTACGAGCCTAATACGATTTATGCTAAGTATGATGATGACATGAATCAAGAGGGTCAGAACTATTACGTTTTGACCTCTGATTATAATGTTTATAAGTGCTTGTATAATAACGAAGGTACAGAATCTACAGTTGAGCCATTTGGTACAGCTCTTGAACCAATCACATATTCTGATGGATATGTTTGGAAATATATCTACTCATTGCCACCAGCTTTAAGAACTAAGTTTCTTACACCTAGTTCAATGCCTATTTACAACTCAATCACCTCTGAATACTATTCAAGAGGTTCATTGCATAACTTCCAAATAACCAATGCAGGTGATGGATATACTCAAAGTTCAACATCAATCACTGTTATTGGTGATGGTTATCTTGAAGATAATCCTATTAAGGTTACTGAAGTTCAGTTAGTTGATGGTGGCTCAGGTTATGAAAATGCTCCTGATGTAGAATTAGAAGACCCAGTTTCAAATACTCAAAATTGGGTAGCTGAGACAGATTATATTGTTGGTCAAAATATTCGTGTAGATGACGGTAATATTAGATTCTATAGAGTAGTTACTCCTGGAACTTCAGGATTGACTGAACCAAGTCACTACTATTCAGAAGCAAATAATGGTACTTTGGGCTTGAAGCATGTTGGAACTAAGCCAATGCTAGAAGCTACCGTTAACGACGATGCTGTAGGTTCTGTTCTTATTATTGAACCTGGTTTTGGATATACTTCTGCACCTACGGTAACTAAATCTGGAGCAGGTTCTGGCGCTACATTCCAGTCAGTTTTAGACGGAAGTTCTATAGCTTCAGTTACAGTATTGACACCAGGTGACGGCTATGTTAACACTGACATGACAATAGCTAGTCCATTCCCAAGCGCTACAACATATAACACTACTACCGCTTATTCGATAAATACTATCCTTAAAGTTGATGATTTATTTTATAAGTGTACGAATGGTGGTACATCTGGTGCTTCTGCTCCTACACATGAAAGTGGTACCGTTCTTAATGGAACAATATTACTTCAATTCGTTGGTAAACAAGCCGAAATAGCAGCCGTACTTGGTGTAGTTGATTCAATATCGTATTATGGTGATATTGAAAAGGTTAATGTATCAAATGGCGGTTCTGGATACGATGAAAATACTACAACGGTAGAATTTACAGGTGGAAGTCCAATTACCCCAGCTACTGCTAATGCTGTTGTCGTTGGAGGAAAGGTTACGGCTATAAATGTAACTTTTCCTGGTATTGGATATGAATCTGTTCCTACAGTAGTTATTGATGGTGATGGGACTGGTGCTTCAGCATCTGCTGTTCTACAATTTGGTTACGGGTATGGAGATGTTCCTGAAGTAGTTTTCGCTGACCCAGATAATGATAACGGTGTATTTCCGCTCACTAACGTTCCTACACAAAAGACAGAAGCTATTCTAGAACCTGTTATCATTGATGGTAAGCTAAGAGGTATAAAGATTATTGATGGTGGGGTTGGTTACACAGTAGTTAATATGACTGTCATTGGCGACGGTGAGGAAGCTGAAGTTAGAGCTTTGTTCACTTCTGGTGACCTTGTTACTCCACAGACAAGAAATGAATTGTTTGCCGTACCTGGTCAGCTTTCTTCAATAACTATCGAAGAACCAGGCGAAGGTATATATTCTATTAATACAACGATAACTGGTGATGGAACTGGAGCTCAAATTGAGCCTGTTATTTTTGGTGGTCAACTGCAGCAATTGAAAGTTATTGACGGTGGAACTGGTTATACTAACATAGATATTGAATTTACAATAAATGATGGTGCTGAAGCTCCAACTGTAAGGCCAATTATTTCTCCTATTAAGGGACATGGTTCTAATCCAATTAAAGAGCTTAGAGCTAAAAGTGTAGCGATTTATACTAAACTTTCTGATGAAACTAACAATAATATTGTTTCTGAAAATGAATACAGACAGGTTTCTATAATTAAGAATCCATTAAAATACAATCAAGATGCTATTGCTTCTGAGAAGACTCTTAGCTCTTGTATAGTTGTATCTACACCGTCAGATTTATCTCAAATAGTTGCAAATACTGAACTTGAGGATGGTGATGAAGCAGTTTACAAAGTAGTTCATAAAACTGGTCAGACTTTATTGTTGCAACCTACTCAAAATTCAACGATTAGTCCTAATGATGTTCTGTCAGCTACTATAAATAATATAGAATACAATGTCATAGTGACTTCAATTACACCTCCACAAATTGATAAGTATTCTGGTGATATTTTGTTTATTGACAACTTAACACCATTTAAACCAACATCAGACCAAGCCATTGCTATCAGCACTACCATAGACTTGAATTAGTCTATGAATTAAGGTAAAAGAATGACAATAGATTTTAATATTGAACCATATTTTGACGACTTCGACGAAACTAAAAAGTTCTATCGAATTCTCTTTAAGCCAGAATATGCTGTTCAAGCCAGAGAGTTAAATCAACTTCAAACTCAGATACAAAACCAAATTCAAAAATTTGGTGACAATATCTTTGCTGACGGCTCAGTGGTTTTAAATGGCCAAAGATTCTTTGAAAACTCTCTTAAATCTCTTAAAATAGAGAGTAAGTATTCTGGTACAACAATTGATTTTGCTTCATTTGAAGGCAAAACCATCATTGGTGAAACTTCTGAAACTCAAGCTATTGTAAAAATTGTTGAAGCTGCAACTAGTGATGACCCAATTACATTCATCATCAAAGTAACTTCCGGAGATGGTTTCGAACAAGGTGAAAATGTTTATTACACAGATGACAGTGTTGATATTTTTGCTACAATCTCAGCTACAAATGCCATCAATGATGCAATGGTGTTTTCAATCAATGAAGGTGTGTTTTATGTAAACGGTAAATTCGTTTATAATGGACCACAAACAATAGTTGTAGATAAGTATTCAAGTTCTTCATCTAAGAATATTGGTTTCGTTGTTGACGAACAAATCATCACATCTGATGATGATGAATCTCTATTAGACATCGCATCTGGGGCTCCAAGCTTTGCTGCACCAGGTGCAGATAGATACTATATCGATCTTGTTCTGACAGTTAAGGGTTTGAATGATACTGTTGATAATTTTATCGAAATTGCAAGAGTTGTTGATGGTGAATTAGTTGTCAATAAAGACAAAACAGTTTATTCGGAAATTGAAAAAGAGTTAGCACGTAGAACATACGACGAATCTGGTGATTACACTGTAAGAAATTTTCCTATCATTCTTAAGGACCATGTATCTACAGCAAGAGCAACAGGAAATATCAACTCTGGAACGGTAGCTTCATATACAATTACAGACGGTGGAAGAGGATACACCTCAGCTCCAACAGTAACTGTAACTGGTGATGGTACAGGAGCTATAGGTACTGCAGTAATTGACACTAACCCAGAATCTGAAACATACGGTCAAGTTACATCTATCACTGTAGTTTCTCCAGGTTCAGGTTACACACAAGCCAAGGTTGCAATCTCCGGCGACCCAACACAATTTACTGTAGCTTTGGACCCAGGTAAAGCTTATGTTCGTGGTTTTGAATTAGAGACTATTAATCAAACTCATATCTCAGCTGATAGAGCTAGAACAACTGAGATAGCAGAAAACATCGATACAAACGTTTCATATGGAAACTTCTTGTATGTAGATGAACCATTGAATATTCTTGATACAACAGCCTTTACTGAAGTCGAATTGCATGATGTAGCCAGGGCTTCTGTAGCTGGTTCTACATCAAAAATCGGTACTGCTAAAGTAAGATTTTTCAAATGGGTGTCTGGAACAATCGGTTCAAACGCAATATATAAACTATCATTATTTGATATTCAAATCGATTCTGGTAAGTTTTTCAAAGACGTTGAATCTATTGTTACTCGATCTGGTTCTACAGTAACTGCTGGTGTAAACGTTAATGAACTTTCAAAAGTAGATGGTAACGCTTCGAACGATGTGTTCCTTGATGGTTCTGTTAATCCAGCTCTTGTTTTCCCATTGAATAATGAATACATTCAAACTATTCGTGACGAAAACTCAGACGTTGACACCGACTACACGTTCCAAAGAACTTACAACTCTGTTCCATTTACAGCTGGTATAGGTACAATTCAAACAGATTCAGGTTTGGAAAGATTCTTTGGTGGTGCTGGAGCTTACTCACAAACTATTAAAGACCAACACTTCCATGTTGTAGTTACTGCGGCTGGTACTTCAGGTCTTACCGTAGGACAAGTTCTAAGATTTGACGGTGATAAGTCAATCACAGGTGGTTCAATTATTCCAAGTACTGCTCAGTCTGTAACACTTGATTACGACATTTCTGGTGACTTTACTGCTTCGATTATTACAACAATCAATATCAATACAGTTTCAGAAAGAACTAAAACTCTTTCTGGTTACACAGCCAAGATTATTTCTTCTCCATCTACTACACTTGGTGGTAAGAATTCTCTTGAGAAATCAGACATTTATGAGCTGGTTTCTGTTTGGAATACTGGTACAACAAATCCGACAGGTCAAGTAACAGTAAACTCAAGCACAGGAGTTATAACTTGGGGTACAGTAACAGGTCAAGTTGAAGTTACTCAGAACTACATCCTAGACGATGGTCAAAGAGATGAATTTTACGATCATGGTTCTATAGTTTTGAATGGAATTGCTCCAGGTGGTACGGATTACCTAGTAGCAATCTACAGAAACTTCTCGCATTCAGGTAATGGTTACTTATCAGTAGATTCATATTCTGGTATTCCATATGAAGATATTCCAGTTTATGTGAGCCCATCGACAGGTAGAGAATACAATCTAAGAGATTGTTTAGACTTCAGACCAAGAAGAGCTGATGCTGGTACAACTTACTCTAATGCAAGATTACCAGACCCAGATTTTAATGTAAACTCTGATTATCAATACTACTTGCCAAGAATTGACATCGTTCTAGCAACCAAAGATAAACAACTTATTGTTAAGCAAGGTATTCCTTCGCTTAAACCTCAGGTTCCAGTTGATGAATCCAACTCAATGAGGTTGTATGTTCTATCAATTCCGCCATATACGGATGACTTGAGTCAAGTAGCAATAAAGTATATCGAGAATAAGCGTTACACGATGCGCGACATCGGTAAGATTCAACGCCGAGTTGAGAACCTTGAGTATTACACACAGTTATCACTACTTGAAAAACAAGCACAGGATGAATCAATCACCGACTCTTCTAATCTTGAAAAGTTTAAGAATGGTTTCCTAGTAGACCCATTCGTTGGCCACTCTGTTGGAGACCCAACAAATCCAGATTACAGGTGTGCTGTTGACCCAACAAGAAGAGAATTGAGACCATTCTATGAAATCTATTCTATAAAGTTCAAGTATAATTCTCTATCTGGAGTTGTACAAAACAGTGATGCTACAACTCTAACTTACTCTGAGTCTCCATTTGTACAACAGATGTTGGCAACTAAGTCAGTAAACATTAACCCATTTAATGTTATCTCTTACTTTGGTACGGTAACTCTTGAACCAGCTGAAGATATCTGGATGGATACTGTTCAATTGCCGCCAATCAATAAGGTAATTGACGTAAATCAATCTTCACCTGATGTATTTGCTAATGTTCCTCTATGGAACGGATGGCATTGGGGTGCTCAACCATGGGCATGGAACAACTGGGGATGGTGTGGTTACGGTTGGGGTTATAACAACTGGGGATGGTGGGGAGGCTGGGGCACATGGTGGGCTCCACAAGCTTCTGTATCCACAACTAGAACTATCCAAGAATCTACACAAAGTCTTGGTAATAACGTTGTTGACCTACAATTCTTGCCGTTTATTAGAGAAAACGTAGTATTTGGTGTTGGTGAAGGATTCAAGCCAAAGGCTAGAGTATATCCATTCATCGATGAAACAGATGCTTCAGACATATGTAGACCATTGACTATTGTAACTATTCAAAACTTCAACGGAACATTGTTTAATGACAAGACTGGTGAATATGAAGAACTTACATTCAGAACAGGTGGTTCTGGTGGTACTATTATAGCTACAGCTAAGACGGCTTTAATTACTCCACCTACATCAGCTGATAATACAATCAGATTGCTTTCAATATTTGATGTTGAAGGTACTCCAGCTGTAGGTCACACGGTTGTAGGACAATCTGGTAATTACGCTACAGTAACTGATATTGATACATATGAATTAGGTGATGCAATATATCCAGATGAATTTGGTCTACTTGCTTATGAAATTAATATTCCAGGCCAGACGTTTAGAACTGGTGAAAGAACATTCAGACTTATCGATAACGTAGATAATGACACTACAACAACTGAATCTTCAGGTGAAGCCAAGTACTTTGCTCTTGGTCAGGTACAAACTAAGCAAGAAACTCTTCTAACAACAAGAACTACAACTACAAGAAGAGTAGTGACAAGACGTTGGATTGACCCTCTTGCTCAGTCATTCTTGGTAGACGAACAAGCTTACCCAGAAGGTTTGCATGTAACAAGTATCGATGTTTACTTTAGAACTAAGTCACAGAACGTTCCAGTTACTATGGAACTACGTAAGATGGTTAATGGTTACCCAGAAGGTTCCCAAACTATTCCTTTCGGTTCTGTTTCATATTTCCCTGAAAATATCAATGTATCTGAGGATGGTTCAGCAAAAACTAACTTTGTGTTCCCATCACCAGTTCACTTGACTCCAGGTGAATATTGTTTCGTTCTATTGGCTAATTCTCAAGAGTATGAAGTGTTTGTTGCTGAAATCGGCAAAACGATTGTAGGTACCAACGAGAAAGTAACACAACAACCATATGCTGGTGTAATGTTCAAGTCTCAAAATGCTTCTACATGGACAGCTGAACAACTTGAAGATATTAAATTCTCTATTAACAGAGCAGTGTTTGATACAACAGGAACAGTTGAACTTGTTTGTGAAGACCCTCCTGTTGTAGCAATGACTGGTGATATTACTAACGGTGATGCTACAGTAACTAATGTTGAGCCAGCTTCTGGTTCATGGGTTGGTATCGCTGCAGGGATGCTGGTTGTTGGTACAGGAATTCCATCAGGAACTACAATAACTTTCGTTGACCCAGTTGCTGAAACTATTGAATTATCGGCTAATGCGACAGCTACTACGGCTGACTTGTCAATCTCCGTATACCCGATCTTTGAATTCAGCGTAGGTAACTTTAATTCATCAATTATTACTCCAACAAACACAAACGTTACATGGAGTATCAAGGCTCTGAATAAAGACACTGACCTGATGGATACTAGCTTTACAAACTTTGAGAATTCAACAGACTTTGAATTCAGCACAGTTAAGAAGGTTATTCCAAAGGCTGAGAACGGCGATACAAACGCTATCATAATCCAAGCTACATTGACATCAACTAAAGATAATGTATCTCCATTGATCGATATTGGTAGAACAGCGATGGTTATGATGAAGAGTGTTATTAACAACGACTCTACTGACGAAGATAATGCAGTAGGTGGTAATGCTCTTGCGAAATATATCACTAAACCAGTTACTTTAGCTGATGGGTTCGATGCTTCTAATATTATTGTTATGTTGGATGCTTACAAACCATCTGGAACGGACGTAAAAGTTTACTATAAGACTCTACCATCAGAATCTACCTCTCCAATAAGAGATGAAGATTGGGTTGAAATGGAGCTGCAAGGCTCAGTACCTAACTCAATCAACGATACTGATTATAGGGAACATAAGTTCTATCCACCTTCAGCATTCAATGCTTTCGGTGTACCAGTTGACGATCCAATCTCACCAAGATTCAATAACTTCCAAGTTAAGATAGTCATGTTGAGTTCTACTGAAGCTGGTGTTCCTAAAATTAGAGATTTTAGAGCAATAGCTCTTGATAGCTAATGAATAAGTTTTTTAAAGTTGAAAATGAGCCAGGTCTTATCAAAGATTCTCATAACGGTGCTGTGTTGAATGTTGATAAGACTGCATTAAATAGACATAGACGATATAAAAGAAGTTTAAATCAAAAGAACGGCGAAATAGAATCACTTAAGTCTAGATTAGCCGCCATAGAAGAGTTTTTAGGAATAAAGAATGGCAACGATAACATTACACAGTGTTAAAGGTGGGTCACTTACTAACGATGAAGTTGATGCCAACTGGAACAATATAAATCAGGAATTAGTAACTAAAGTTAGTCAATCTGAATTAACTGAAGCTATCGATTCATTAACTGATGAAATTGAGTCATCTTCTTCTGACTTAACCACTCTTATTAATAGTAAGATTGCAAATTCCGCTGGTTCTGTTTCTAACACTAATTACGCTTCTCAATCAATAACATATGATAAGATTAGTCAAATATCGCAAGCCTGGACATTTGTTGGTTCAATATCATTAACTGGCTCGTTTGTAGCCTCAGGAAATATCAGTGGTGTTAATATTTCCGGTACTTCTGGTTCGTTTACTAATCTAACGGCTACAGGTCCTACTAACCTTGGAACTATTGTTGCAACGTCCATTAATGGAACGCCAATAGGAAATATAGTTCCGTCTACTGGTGTATTTACAACGCTTTCTGCCACATCTATTTCAGGTAGCTTAACTGGTAGCTTTTCTGGGACAGCTGTATTAGCTACAAATTCAACAGCTATAACTCAAGATGCATCCGATTCTTCAAATAAAATAGCTACTACAGGTTGGACTCAGATAGCTGGTAAAAATTCCCAAGGAAATAAAACAATAAGCACATCAGCTCCATCAGGTGGCTCTGATGGAGATATTTGGTACCAATATTAATGGCAACAAGAACTCACATTAAAACAAATAACATATGGGCACCTGTAAAAAATATCCATGTTAAGGATGGTGGGGTATGGAGAACCTGTAAAAAAGTTTGGGTTAATCAAAGTGGTGTTTGGAGGTTAGTTCACATAAGAACAGTAGAACTTAACATAACATCTAATGCACAAAACTACAACGTAAAAACTAAAGCTGAAACAGAACTTGGTTATTCTATTGATGTTGATAATCCTGTCAATATAATAGTAAATGTATTAGCTGGTGTATCTGTAGGTTCAGGTTCTACAATAACTCAAGTTGGCGAAGGGTATGACCTTTATAGAATTCAAACTATAACTGGCCCAGCACTAACAATTCCAGCATTACCAGAAGGCTGTTCAGTTACCATTATAAATAATGGATATATCCTAGGTTGTGGCGGGGTAGGTGGTCATAGTAATTACAGAAACGGCCAAACAGGTGGAACTGCACTACATGTAAGACATCCAACAACGATAATTAATAATTCAATTATTGGAGGAGGCGGCGGTGGAGGCTCAGGTTACTATTCCTCATCAGACCATATTATGGGTGGTGGAGCTGGAGCTGGATATAATGGAGCTCCAGGTCAGAGATATGGATATCATGGAACTAGAAGATGGCTTCCTAATGGTAACCTGTTAACCGGAAACTATGGTGGAAACGATCCAAGGTCTGGTAGAGGAGGAGATTTAGGTCAGCCAGGTAAAGCCGGTAATGGCACAAAGTCTCAAAGTTCTCCAGGTGCTGCAGGTTTTTATATAGACGGAAATTCATTCGTCACTTGGCAAGTTGCCGGTGATAGACGCGGAAGAGTATCATAAGAGAATAATATGGCAACTATTGTTACAAGATCAGGAAAAGGTGCACCTCTATCTCTCACAGAGATAGATGATAACTTCAGTAATTTAAATGATGATAAAGCAGAAGTAGATAATCCTACATTTACTGGATATATCACAGGCAAGCTTAAATTCTTAGCTGAAAAACTAGAAATTGTTGCTGCTGGTGGCACTGGTACGCTGAATATAGATTTAGACGATTCTACTGCTTGGTACTATACTTCAAATAATTCTGCAAACTGGACATTCAATATTAGAGGAAATGGTTCTACTACACTAAACAGCATGTTAGATGTAGGAGATTCAATAACAATTGCTGTTTTAATGACAAATGGAGCTTCAGCATATTATCCTACGGCACATCAGGTTGATGGTTCAGCTGTAACGGTAAAATGGCAAGGTGGAACAGCTCCTACTTTAGGCAATTCTAATGCTATTGATGTTTACACATACACTATTATCAAAACTGCAAATGCAACATTTACAGTAATTGGTAGCCAAACTAAGTATAGCTAATGCCTTTATTAACATCAATTAGGTCTTTGGTTAGGGGTTTACCTGCTGCAGTAGCGGCCGGCCAACAAGCTTTCACTACTGTAGGAACACACTCATTTGTAGTTCCTAATGGAGTAACATCTATTTCCGCTGTTTGTGTTGGTGCTGGTGCAGGAGGATGGAGACAATTTGATAATGGTGATGGATACTTCTTATACCAAGGTGGTGGCGGTGGCGGTCTGTCTTATAGTAATAATATAACAGTAACTCCTGGTGAAACGTTAACAGTAGTTGTTGGTAGCGGCGGCGCTGGTACATCTGGTGGCGCTGGTGGGGATAGTAGGATTCACAGATCTGGAACAAACTTAGTTCTAGCAAAAGGTGGAACAAACCCAAATGGTGGTGCATTAGCATCTGGTGTTGGTGATGTACGCCGTTCGGGTGGT